CGGCAGCGGTTCTTTATGATCGCACGATGCGACGGACAGCCTATCCGCTGGCCGGAGCCGACGCACGCCGATCCTGACGGCCTGGAGGTCAACGCGCAGCTCAAAAAGCCGTGGGTGCCCGTGGCCGACGTGCTGGACTTCTCCCTCCCCTGCCCTTCGATCTTCGCCACATCGGAGGAGATATGGCGGGATTACCACATCCGCGCCGTGCGCCCGCTGGCGGAAAAGACCATGCGGCGGATTGCCTTCGGCGTGAAAAAGTTCGTGCTGGACAACCCAGAACCATTCATTGTGCGCTACAAGTATGACGAGGAGCCGAAGGACGTTGCGCAGCCCTTAACCGATGTCACACCCATCAACAGCCATTGCCTGGTCATGCCGTCCCTGATCCAGTATCACAGCGAGCAGAGCGAGAACGTACGCGGACAGGACATCACATCGCCGCTGATGACTGTGGACGCCTCCAACCGCTACGGTCTGGTGGCGAATTACCTGGTGCAGAGCGGATATGGCGAAAGAGAGGGCCAAGCCCCGCGCGTGCTGGACATTGAGAAACCGTTGGGAACCGTGGTCGCACACAGCAACAAGTTCGCCATGTGCAGTGCGTTCATCACACAGTTCAACAACAACAGCGTCGGGCAGGAGGTCACGAAGCCCATCAATACGCTGACGGCCCAGACAAACCACTTCGCCGAGGTCTGCGCGTTCCTGGTCAAATACTACGGCAACGGCGACAACGCCGTGCCCTGCAACCGGCCCGCGCCGACCATCACGGCCAAGGACAGGCTGGGCATCGTGACCGTGTACGGGCAGGATTACAGGATCGTGGACATCGGCCTGCGGATGCTGACACCAAGGGAGCTGTTCGACGCCCAGGGTTTCCCGCCGGACTACATCATCGACGTGGACGCTGACGGGCACGCATACCCAAAGAGCGAACAGGTGGCGCGGTGTGGAAACGCCGTGTGCCCGCCGATTCCAACGGCGCTGGTGCGGGCGAATCTGCCGGAGTTGTGCAACGGGGAGGTGAGCGCGTGAGACTTGCCATAATCGTATTCTGGATCGCTATCCCCATGCCGATACTGCTGGCCTTTGTGACGGATTGGATTTGGAGGAAATTCAAGTGATGGAGAAATCCTGTGAAACCTGTCGCTATGACCTGGGCGGCGGCTACAACAACTGCAAGATCAATCTGGAGTATGAGTGCGCCGCAGGCGAATATGAAGCCTGGGAACCAAAGGAGGAATGAGCATGGGATGCGTAACCACAATCACGGCTTATAGGTTTCCAAAGCAATCTGAGCACGTCAACCGCCGCGCAAGGGTTTGCTTTCACTATGATACCTCCGTGTGGATTGATGGAACAATTATAAGAGACGACCGTGAGGAACCGTTTGAAACCCTTATAAAGCTTGACGACGGACGGGTGATACGTGGGACAGAGTGTCAATACTCAATTTGGATGCCGAAAAAGGAAGGTGCCAAATGAAATACATATTGTACAGCCCGCCCCATGAGATGGTGCGCGATGCGTTCAGGAGGACCACGACCGGCGAGGAAGTGCCGAGGAAGGTGTTTCAATGCGGGGCGCGTGCCCTGTACCGCCATAAGAAATTCAAGGACAGGCGCTATCGGAGCGACTTCCCGTGCTGGGACGATACCCTGTCCCTGGTAAAATGCAAGACGTTCAGGGAGGCCCTGAGTGAGCAGGAGGCACTCAAGAATTACTGCGGGGAGGTTTTTGAAATCCATGAGTATCAGAACGGGGAACTTGGAGCAAGAGTTGATAGTGCTGTGTCGTGAAGTAGAAATGCGCGAACGTTCGCGCATTTCATGAGGAGGGCATAATGAAGATTGACATGCAAGGTGAATTGCGTCCATGGCAAGTCAAACCGGATGAAGAACAGCAGATGACTCCGAGGGAAAAGCCGGTAATCGTCGTGCGCAACAGGGATATCCCTCTACTCACTGATGTACTGCCAATCATGCAAGAGATCAAGCAGATCGAGCAGCGGCGCGACTGGCAACGGGACAGGATGGAGAACATCACCCAGCACATATCCGGCACGCCAGGTGGCGGCGGTGTCCCCAAGGGACTGGATGAAGCATTCGCCCTCCTATCGGAGTTGGACGAGGAGCACGAGCGGAGCTGCAAGGAGTATGTACGCAGGATCAAGGCCGCCCAGGATGCTTTGAACGGTATCAAAACGGAGAGTATGAGAATCTTTGTCATCATGAAGTATATCATGAATGTGCCGGATATGGAAATACGCCGAGAGTTGAATATGTCCCGCACAGATTTTTCGCGGGCGAGGCATTGTGTTGAAAACGCAGAGCGCATGTCGGAGGTCAAGTGGAAAGACCGTTATACGTTACGCACAAGTTAATTTATTATGTACTTGTAAAAACATGTTGAAATGACAAGCCGGTTATGCTAAAATGCTAATGTCGGTAGAACTGTAAGGAGCCGGACAACGCAAGTTGCCCGGCTTTTCGTATTTTTGGAGGTGAGAACATGTCGCAGCTCATGAATATCGAGATCGACGCATCTGATCTCCAGAACGCCATCAACCGGTTACGCGCAAACATGACACCGGAACAATTTGAGCATGCCATGTACGGTATTTTCCGCAGAACCGGCAGACATGTTTCTGCAATCCTCCGAAAAGATTTGCCGCAGCAGTATTCGGTCAAGGCTGGCGACATCAGCGCGGCGGTTAAAAGTCCGCAGCTCTCCATGGGTGGCGGCGGTGTCGGCTGTTCCATCCCTATCCGCGCCGTGCGTGGCAAGATTGGCAGCCAGTATAAAGCCAGTGGCGGCGCTCACGGCTGGAACAGCATGCGGCGCAAATACAGGGTCAAAGCAAAAGTTCTCAAAGGCGCTCAGAGCACACTACCAGCCAAATGGCATTCTGGTTTTCCCCCGTTCAGGAATCTGGGGTCAAGTCTCGGGAGCATCGCCTATGCGCGAAGCAGCAAGGCCAGAGGCCCAATCCTCAAGCTGACCGGCATTGCCATCCCTCAGATGCCATTGAACAGGTCGGAGGCGGACGTTCAGAGGGACATCAAGGATTACCTGGAGAAGCAGATGGAAGAAAGATTCCTTGCCCTACTGAGAATCGGCAGATAACTATGGAGTTTACAAAAAAAGAACTCGCTGCCATCGCGGGTTTTTCATACAGGCGATTACACGACATTGATACTGAATTGCCATCGGATAAAAAGCTGTTTGTCAAAGGCGAGGCCGGTAAATACGACCTCGCTATTTTTGTGCAAAGATGGGTCAAGTACAGAACCGAAGCCGCAGAGGAAGAAACCGAAGAACTCTCCAAGGTCAAAGCCCAGCACGAGAAGATCAAGAAAGAAAAGACGGAGATCGAGGTTGCGCGGATGCGCAGCGAATACGTGCCCATGGCCGACGTAGCGCGGACGTGGCAGAACATCGCCGCCATCGTAGCAAACCGGCTCGTAACGCTGCCTGAGAAGGTCGCCCCGTCGCTGGTTATGATAGATAACCCCGATACCATTAAAGCTACCATTATGCGTGAAGTGCGCGACATGATGAACATGATCGTCAACACGCCATTGATTGGAGAGGATGACTTCAAGCCAACCGAAGAAGAGGAACGAGATGAATGACGCTTCTTGAGCTCGCCAGGAAGACTTTGAATATGTTCCAACCGCCCAGTGATGAAACTGTATCGGAATGGGCGGATCATAACCGAATCATCGTAGGGAAAAGTGCCCCCGAGCCTGGACCGTGGCATACGGACAGAGCGCCGTATCAGCGGGAGATCATGGACGCCTTCACTCAGGACGGCATCCATGACATCGTGGTCATGTCTTCAGCACAGATCGGCAAAACGGACATCATCATGAACATGATGGGCCGCATGATCTGCCTTTCCCCCGGCCCTACGCTGCACGTCATGCCAACGGAGGACGACTGTGACGGCTTTGCAAAGGAGCGTCTACAGCCGACGATTGACGCCACGCCCGCGCTGCGGGAGCGCGTTTATGGCGGCAACGGCAGCACGATTCGATTCAAGAGTTTCCCAGGTGGATTCATCAGCCTCACAGGCGCACAAAGCCCCGGAGGACTCAAAAGCCGCCCGATTCAGAACCTTTTCATGGACGAGGTGGACGGCTATCCCCCATCCGCAGGCATTGAGGGCGACCCTGTTTCGCTGGCAAAGAAGCGCACGCAGAACTTTCTTTTTGCCAAGCGCGTGTTCACCAGCACGCCCACGCTCAAAGAAACGAGCCGGATTTACAAGGAATTTCTGCGCGGCACGCGCGAGGAATGGGAAATCTGCTGCAAGCATTGCGGGGAACACAGCCAGGTCCTCTTTGACGACATCAGGTTCGAGAAGGAAGTCGTAACTCAAAACGGGCAGCAAAAGGAATACGAGGTCACAAGCGCTGTGTGGCGCTGCCCCAAGTGCCATGAGACCATGAGCGAATATGAGGTCAAACGCGCCCCGGCGCATTGGGTTGCGTATAATTCCAAAGCCCTGTCACGCGGCGTGCGCTCATTTCATATCAACGCATTTCTTTCCCCTTGGACGAAATGGACAGACCTTTGCAAGAAGTTCCTGGACAGCAAAGACGACCCGGAAATGCTCAAAGCATTCTATAATCTGGAACTCGGCCTGCCGTTTGAATACAAGGAATCGACAGCGGTTCCTGAATTGATGTTCCTGCGCCGAGAGCATTACAACGCCGAGGTTCCCAAGGGCGTGCTTGTCATCACAATCGGCATTGATACCCAGGATAACCGACTTGAATACGAGGTCAAGGGCTGGGGACGGGGCGAGGAAAGCTGGGGTATACAGTATGGCGTCATACCTGGACGTGCAGATGAGGACAGCACATGGGAAATGGTGGACGAGCTGCTGGACAGAAAGTGGCATCTGGAGAACGGCAAGGCCATGAGGGCCACCGTCACCTTCATGGACGCCGGCGGCCATTATTACGATGATGTTATTGAAAGATGCTATAAGCGCAGAGCCAAACGCATGTATGCCATCAAAGGCGACAATAAGGATTCGGGCCCATTGGTGCGTCACACAAAGAGCACCAAGAAGGGCCTTAATCTCTATATCCTCAACGTTTACGCCGGGAAACGCGCCATACTGACCAACGCAGGCAAAACCGAACCAGGCCCGCGCTTTATGCACTACCCGGATGATCCTGACAAGGGTTATGACGAACACTATTTTCGGGGCCTGATCTCCGAACAGGTACAGGCGGTCAGAAAGCGCGGCGGCGTGTACGTCGAAGAATGGGTAAAAATATACGCCAGAAACGAGCCGCTGGACGTTTGCAACTACAGCAGGTGCGCGTTCAAGGGGTTCAGGATCGACCTTGACGCCTTTGAAAAAAGGCTGTATGGAGAACAGAAAATCAAACCCGCCGATACCAGCGGCAGGCCGAAGAAGCCCAAGGGCCTGATCTCAAGCGGTATCAGGATATAGAGAGGGGTGATGTGAATGGCATACAGGAACGGCAGATACTATCACGCGGCTTACAGCTATGAGGAAGTATGCAGTTACCTGACGATGTACAAAGAAGCCCTATTCGCGCTGGTCAACGGACAGGCCAAGGAGTACATGATCGGCAGCCGAAGGGTGACTCTGCTCGATGTCGATATGCTTGACGCGATGATCGACAAGTTTTCGGCAATCAAGGAAAGATACGAAACGAACACAAGGCCCGCGCGAAGCGTGGCCGTGGTTCCGCGCGATACATAACGGGAGAGGCAACGTATGGCTGAAAAGAAGATCAATCGCTCATCCTCCGGCATGAACCTCCGAGAGCGCCTGACGAGCGTATTCAGCCCGCAGATGGGCGAAAACCTTTATCGCGCAAGGCAGGACAGGGAAAAAGCCGATCTCAAAGAGAGAATCCGGGATCTCATGAAAACCGCCAGCGCGAGCGGCTACAGATATCACGGCGCCAGCCCCACCAAGAACAGCCTGATCGGCTGGATCACCGGCGGCGGCAGCGCGGAAGATGACATCGACCTCCAAGGCTCCACCCTTCGCATTAGGTCACGCGACCTATATACGGGCGGCGGTCTGGGACGTGGCGCACCGGCGACCATGGTCACAAACGTGGTGGGCTGGGGCATCCGTCCGAAGCCCAAGATCGACACCGCGCTTCTGGGACTTTCCGATGACGCGGCAGCGGAGTGGCAGGCCATAGCGCTTCGGGAGTTCAACCTTTGGGCAAAGACCACCATGTGCGATGCCACGCGGCAAAACACCTTCTGGGAGCTGCAAGAGCTGGCATTCAGGAGCATGCTCGTCAGCGGCGATGTGTTCGCCCTGTTCGGTGAAAAGCCCAACCAGCGCAATCCCTACCAGCTTGTAATCCACCTGATCGAAGCTGACAGGGTTTCCACACCCGAGAGTACCGGCGAAAGTGAAGCACAGAACACGGATGCCGGAGGGCGCATCGTGGATGGCATCGAGATCAGCAAGGACGGCGAGGTAATCCGCTATCACATCGCCACATATCACCCACTTGCCGACGAGACCCCGGATGAAATCAGGTGGGAATCCATTGACGCCTTCGGCAGCGACACGGGCATGCCGAATGTGCTACACCTCATGACGGTTGAGCGCCCGGAGCAGCATCGCGGCATTCCGTTCGTTTCCGGGATGATCGAGCAGGTGAAGCAACTCGACAGGTACATGGACGGCGAGCTGGCCGCCAGCCTCGTCGCGGCAATGCTGACCGTGTTCATCACGAACGACGGCACGAGCGATGATGGATATGACAGCATCAACGACAGCATTGCCGAGGATGAGAAGGTCACGGACGACAGCATGAAGATCGAGCTGGGCAACGGCAACGTGTACGAGCTGCCGCCCGGAAAGAAGATCGACCATGTGGGCGTGAACCGAGCGCCGACGGCGTTTGAGAGCTTCGTGAGCCAGGTCATCACCATGATCGGCAGCAGCATGGAAATCCCGTATGAAGTACTGATGCACCGATATGACCACAACTACACCGCGAGCAGAAGCGCGATGCTGGACTTCTGGAAGGTCGTGCGACGTTACCGCCAGCATTTTATCGACCGCTTCAACCAGCCAATCTATGAACAATGGCTTGCCGAGGCGGTGGCCCTGGGGCGAATAGACGCTCCGGGGTTTTTTGATGATCCCGCAGTACGCGACGCATGGTGCGGCTGCCAATGGATCGGCACGAGCCAAGGCCATGTACAGCCTGTGCAGGAAGCTACCGCCGCAAAGATTCGCATGGAAACCGGAATCTCCACAGGCGAACAGGAGGCCATGGAATACAACGGCGGTGATTTCATGGACAATCTCGCTCAGCGCGGACGCGAAATCGCCGCGCAACAGGCGGCCATGCCGCAGATCAACCAGCCCGCTAAACCTAACGAACAGGAGGATGAAGGCAAGGATGGATAAGCAATTCCGGCTTTTAGCTACAGCCCAGGCATTGGGCAACCGGAAGGGTCAAGTGACGGTATACAGCGCCATATTCCCCTACCGTTACGGGGACAACGACCCGACTGTGACGAGCAATGACTTCATCAAGGCGCTTGACGCGCTGGATGTAGACGAGATCACCGTGCGGATCAACAGCCCCGGCGGCGTCATCACCGAAGCCATCGCCATCAGAACCGCCCTGATGAAGCACCCCGCCGTCAAGCGAATCGACATCGAGGGCGCCTGCGACAGCGCGGCGACCTTGATTGCCTGCATGCCCGGCGCGACTGTCCGCATGGCGAAGGGCGGCGAGTACATGATCCATCGCTGCTCCGG